TGACGATAAGGGTTTGAAGCACCGCATCAATTTGATTGGTATGCCGAGAAAGCAGGGTAAGTCGGCTTTGGCTTCTACGCTTGGCGTGTATGGTTTGTTGGCTCAGGGCATCAATGGTGCTGAGGTTTATTCTTGTGCGGCTGATAAGGACCAGGCTCGTATCGTGTTTGGTGATGCTAAGAAGATGATTGAAGCGCACCCTGATTTGATGGACATGGTGAAGTTGTATAGGGATGCTATTGAAGTTCCGTCTACTGGATCTGTGTATCGTGTGCTTTCGGCTGAAGCCTTCAGTAAAGAGGGTCTTAGCCCAACAACTGTGATTTTTGATGAGGCACATGCCCAGCCCAATCGTGAACTTTTTGATGTAATGTCTTTGGCTCAGGGTGCTAGAGGCAACATGGCTTCTATGATTGCGATTACTACTGCTGGTGTGAAGTCGGACTCTACTGGTCAGGACAGTATCGCTTACTCGCTGTATCAGTATGGGCAGAAGGTTGCTCGTGGTGAGATTGTTGACCCGACCTTTTTCATGGGATGGTGGGAAGCCCCTATGGAAGCGGATCACAGGTTGGAAGAAACTTGGCGTATCGCTAACCCTGGCATAGATGACATTTGTGCTTTGTCCGATTATGAGTCTGCTGTGTTGCGTACACCTGAATCGGAGTTCCGTACCAAGCGTTGTAACCAATGGGTTAGCTCGCAAATCTCTTGGCTACCTACTGGCGTGTGGGATGCTATCGCTCAACCTGAAGAACTTGACCCTGATGCCGAGTATGTGTTGGGCTTTGACGGCTCGTTCTCAGGTGACACGACTGTCATTGTTGGTTGTCGCAAGCCAAGACATGAAGAAGATAAGCCCTACATTTTCTTGGTGAAGGCGTGGGAGAAGCCTGTTGATTCTGATGATACTTGGCGTGTGGACATTCTGGATGCCGAGAACGCTATCAGGGACTTCTGTGCGAAGTATAAGGTTCGTGAGGTTGCTTGTGACCCTTACCGTTGGCAGAGGTCTATGGAAGCTTTGGCTGAGGTTGGTGTGCCTATCGTGGAGTGGCCGTCTACTTCGGCTAGGCGTATGATTCCTGCTTGCGCTAATTTCTTTGATGCTGTCGTTGAGAAGCGTATAACGCATGACGGAGATCCGTTGCTTGCCAGACATTTGAGTAACGCTGTTGTCAAGACAGATAATCTTGGTGTTCGTATCGTAAAAGAGAACCGTTCCAGTAATAGGCGAATAGATGCGGCTGTTGCTGCTATCTTGGCGTATGACCGAGCAGGGGCTAAAATAGAGAAAAGGATAGTGCCAAAGTTTTTTGGATAGGTTAATTATGATTTCTTCAACAGTTCAAGCAATAGGCGTTATTTTGGTGGCGTTGGGTATCGGATGGATTTACCCACCAGCAGGTGTCATTGCGTTAGGCGTAGGCACACTTCTTTTTGGTTTAGCTCTTGGAACGGATAAATAATGCTTGAAAATCTTTTCACTAAACGTGCTGTTTCTTATCAGAGCATTTTCTCGCAGGGTGGGGATTTTGCAACAGAAACTCAGTCTGGCACAACGATCAACGGGAACACAGCCTACGAGATTGTTGCTTTCTTCTCTGCTGTCAGCCTTATCAGCGACACTATCTCTACTTTGCCTGTGGATGCGTTCAAGCGTATTGATGGCGAGCGTAGCCCTTACAGACCTAAACCACTATGGATTGAACAGCCAGACGTAGACACAACTCGTCAAGCACACTATGGGGCTGTCGTGGCTTCTCTACTTGTGTTCGGTAACTCGTATACCAGAGTTTTCCGAGATAATCGTGGTGATGTAGTCAACCTTGTAGCTTTAGATCCGACAAAGATGGAAGTTAGACGTTCTGCTATCGGTCGCAAAATGTTTATTTACGCTGACGAACCTAAGCCACTAACTTCTGATGAAGTAATCCACATCATAGACCTAGCGACACCAGGCTCACTTACTGGACTATCCAGAGTAGACAAGTTGAAAGATGCTCTCGGTGTCGCTACTGCTTTACAGTCGTATGCTGCTCGCTTTTTCTCTAACGGATCTAGCACAAACGGCATCATTGAGTACCCTGGTGAACTTACTTCTGAAGAAGCTAGAGATTTGCGTGAAGGTTTTGACTCTCGCCACAGAGGTTTGAGAAAGTCACACAAGACTGGCGTTCTTTCTGGTGGGGCTAAGTATGTTACTACTACTGTTCCTAACGATCAGGCACAGTTCTTGGATTCTCGCAGGTTTGCTGTGGAAGAGATTGCTCGTGCTTTCAACATTCCGTTGCACATGCTAGGTATTCCTGACACAGCGAGCTACGCTTCGGTTGAACAGAACAATTTACAGTTCATTTCTCACACTCTTAGACCTATTTTGGAGAAGTTGGAGTGGGCTTACAGCCGTATTCTGCCTAACAATGCGTTTATCAAGTTCAATTTCTCTGCTTTGCTTCGTGGTGACCTTCAAAGCCGTTACCAAGCGTACTCAATCGCTACTCAGGCTGGCTTCAAGTCAATCAACGAGATAAAGAAGTTGGAAGATGAGCCTCTAGTTGAGGGCGGAGATGCGTTTAGAGTGCCTTTGGCTAACATCAGCATTGGTGCAGCGGATCTATCTGAAACACAAATCAAGGTGAAGATGGCTGAAACGCTTGTGAACGCTGGCTACGACCCTGAAGCTGTGTTGATGGAACTTGGTTTACCTGCTATGCCGTATGTCGGTACTGTGTCTGCACAGCCTGTGATGGTTGAACCTGAAGAACCAGAAGATGAAGAGATGGAAGATGAGGTTGAAGATGATTAATCCAGGCACATACAACATCACTTGCCCACAAGGTGCAACCTTTGACAGAACTTTTACTATTACTGTCAATGGTCTTGCAATGAACTTGACTGGCTATACAGCTGCTATGCAGGTTCGTGAAACTTACGATTCAACTGCAACTGTCCTATCTTTGACTTCTGGTACAGGCATCACTCTTGGTGGTACTGCTGGCACTATCGCTATCCTTGCTTCTTCTACCGCTACATCATCTATCAATGAAGGTTTCTATCAGTATGACCTTGAAATAACTTCAGGTGGTGGAGTTACAGACCGCTTGCTACAAGGCAAATTTGTGGTCACACCGCAGGTGACTAGATGAGTAATACTTCTATAAGTGTTGTTGAGAATAATCCTGTAATAACTGTTTCTGGCGATACAGTCAATGTTGCTGTCACAGAGAACAATGTTGCTATTACTGATGCGCCTTTTATGAAGTATGGTGCTTTTGAATATTTAGGTAGACAAGCGATAACAAGCACTACTACTGCCTATGCTATGCCTTGGGACACAACAGCTTTTTCTGGTGATGTCTATTTCGGTGACACAAGTAGAATCTATTTTCCTACTGCTGGTTTATACAATTTGCAATGGTCTGGTCAGTTTCAAAATACTGGTAACTCTTTAGAGAACATTTATGTTTGGCTTCGCATCAATGGGCAAGATGTCGTTGGATCTACTGGCTACATTTCTATCAATGCTCGTAAGTCTGCTGAAGTTCCTGCTCACACTCTTGTTGGTTGGAACTATTTTCTACGCTTTACAGCTGGACAGTATGTAGAACTTATGTGGTCATCTACAAGCACTACTGTAAGTCTTGAATCTTATGTCGCTGGAACTAACCCGACTAGACCTACTACGGCAGCGATCATCTTTACTGCTCAACAGGTGGCGTAATGGCTGTTCCTTATCCTTCTAGTCCAGCCATAGGTGATCAGTTCACTTATGGTGGCGTTGTTTACACTTGGAATGGTGTTGCATGGACTTTTACTGTAACTAATACGCCTGGTTCTGTTGGTTCGGTTGCTGTTACAGCTCCGATAACTAATTCTGGTACGCCTACCGCTCCTGTGATTGGTATTAATCAGGGTGGTTTGACTATTGCTCAATCGCAAGTAACTAATCTTGTTTCTGATCTTGCAGGTAAGGCTTCTTCTACTCACGCAAGCACACACGCTTCTGGTGGCTCTGACCCAGTAACTCTAGCTCAGTCACAAGTTACAAACTTGACTACTGACCTTGCAAATAGAGCAAGCCTAACTGCCAACAATACTTTTACTGGCGGACAGATTTTCAATAATGCTGTAAACATTGGCTCTGGAATGACTAGCTCTGTCGGGCTAGAAATAGGTTCAACGGCAGGTACTGCAACCACACCATTTATTGACTTTCACTCTGGCACAACCGCTATTGACTTTGATGCTCGCATTATTGCTAATGGTGGTAATGGAACTAACGGTCAAGGAACGCTGACTTATACTGCCGCTACAAACATTTTTACTGGTAGACAAACTATAACTATTCCAGGATCTTCTGGCACAAACGTTCTTGGTTTGAAAAGCACATCAGATGGTGGAAGCAATCTACTTAATGTTAGGTTTGAGTCTGCTAATGGTAACTTGTTTGATTTAGGTAAAAATGAAACAAGTAATCAGAGCGGATCTTTTTATCTTTACACTCCTTCGGCTTTGCCTATTGAGTTTTATAATGGTGGAACTAAACGCCTGATTGTTGAATCTAATGGAAACATAAACATTGGTGGGGCTACTGGTGGTGCAAACAGTTTAGGAAAGTTGACTGTATTTTCAACTGCTACTGGTGGTGTTGTACAGGTTATTCGTGGTATAGCTTCACAGACAGCCGATTTACAACAATGGCAAAATAGTGCTGGAACTGTTGGAGCAAAAGTTGACTCTAGCGGAGTGATTTCAACCAGCTCTTATCTAGGTATTTCTGGAACAATTACTAACCCAAACATTTTTGGTGTGCTTTACGGTACTGGTTCACCAGGCACTTACGCTGAAGGTAGCTTGTCAACTAACGCAGGATTCTCTACTCCTGTGATGCTACCTAACGAAGAAGGCTACTACCCTTACTGGGGCTTCAAAATACCTAACGTAGTGGAAACTTCTGCTGACGGCACTACTTGGAGTGTAGTAAACCCGACTGCTTACAGATCACTATTTGCGTTTCAAAATGGATCTCAAATCAATGTCACAACAAGATTTTTACGCATTACTCATTATCAGCCTTTGTTTACATTCCTAGGGTTAGTTTCTGCTCGTTTTGTCGGTGGAACAAACAACAAGCCAATCACAATGAAAACAGAGTTGCTAAATGCTGACTTTACGACAGTAAACTCTAGTTTTGGCCCTACTACTGGAGTTGTAGGGTTTGATGGTGCTGCTTTGATGCAGAAGTTCAACTCATACAACGGAAGCACTAGAGCTACTCGTGTAACTTTTGACATGGCTCTTTGGTCTGCTGGTGACACTTATCAAATAGGTTCTTTGATGGCTTACATGTCTAAGCCAGGAACAGGTTTTGGTTTTCAAAACAAGTTCCCAATGGTTTGGGACACAAACAGGACTGCTACTTTCCAGCCAAGCACACCTTCAGGTAAAGGCTTAATTGTAAAAGCAGCTACAACACTCACTTCTACGATTACTGGGGCTACTGGTAACGGTACTGCAATTACTTACACTACTTCTGCTCAACATGAATTTTTAGTTGGTCAGGTGCTAACGATCACAGGTATCGTATCGACAGGTAACCCTTCTGGTACTGCTAATACTGGATTCAACATTAACGCTGCTACTGTGGCATCCGTTATCAGCCAAACTCAGTTTACTGTTACAAGTGCTGTGACTGATACTTACACTTCTGGTGGTTCGGCTACTGTAAGCCAAGGCGCAAATTTACAAGAATGGCAAAATGCTGCTGGAACTTCAGTTGCAAGAGTTGAGCCAGCAGGTAACCTAATTATTTCGGGTATTGGTGTTACTTCTGGTGATCACCGAGTCGGTACTTCAACTTATTTTTCTGCTGCTTTGAATGTGTTGGCTAGGGCTACTACTGAGAAGGGTCTGGTTGTTCGTGGTCAGGCAAGTCAGACAGCCAGCATGTTTGAGTTGCAAAACTCTGCTGGTAGCATTACAGCAAACTTTACTGCTCCTGTAAATAACGTAAACCGTCTAAACCTTGGTGGAACGGATCTGTCCGCAACGCTTGGTATTACTGTTCATGCTTCGGGTGGAGTAGGTCAAGTTATTCGTGGTGCTGCTTCACAAACAGCAGATTTATTACAGCTACAAAATAGCGGTGGGACTAATCAGTTTAGGGTTGACCCAAATGGTATGACC